TAACTATATATTAACTATAACTATATATTAACTATAACTATATATTAACTATAACTATATATTAACTATAACTATATATTAACTATAACTATATATTAACTATAACTATATATTAACTATAACTATAACTATATATTAACTATATATTTAAAAATAAAAATATATAAATATGATATCGTTTGTATTTGAATGAAAAGTGTTTGTTTCAATTTAGAAAATAATGAGATATGTGTTGTTTATTCAAAGGATGAATATGATAGAATGCCAATCAAATCTATTTTATATTTAAAGTATTACAATAAAATAAATGCTAGTGATTGGCGTAATATACAAAATCAATTAAGATATTATAAAAGAACAGAAATGATTGTTCATTCTAGTAGTATATGTAATACTAGATTTTAATTTACAAACTCACTAATTTGTTACCTATACCTAAACCAGCACCTAATCTTGCACCAATTGCAGTTTGATTAGAAAAGAAATCTAAAACAACCATTGTTAAAGAAGCTGTTAAACCAATAGAAAATATTTCATTAAATGTTGGAGTTCTTAATGATGTTTTATACATTAAAGGTATATAATATGCAGCAATTGCAATAATTAAACCTTCTAGAGCATATTTTAATACCATTCGGATAAAATTGGTTAAAACTATGTTTTTTTTTTGTTTTTCGTCAGATGATTCCATTGTTAATTATTACTATATAATTATTACTATATATTTATAAAAAAATTATAAATATATTTTTAGTAAATACGACGTGTTTAGTCAAAGTTGTATTTTGATTCTGGATAATTTTCATTTATATAATTATTAACTAACTCTTTGTTATTCAACTTTGATTTAAGTGTGTCTATTTCATTCTTTAATTTATTAATTTTGTTTACAATAGTGTCATATCCCTTTTGAGAAGCTGTTGAAGACAATGATGATTTAAATATTTCAAGTTCACTTAACTCTTCTTCTAATGATTGAATAGTAGAAATAATACCTTCTACATTTGGTGGTTCATCCGATCTTGACAATTCATTTTTAAATTCAGATTCTAATTCTTTACGAATATCGTCAACAGTAATAGGTTTTTCTTTATTTTCTACCTGTTTAATGTTGTCTTCTAAAGCTGTTTTAAATTCTTTTAATGCAATTTCTCTTTCTTCTTCTGTATACTTATCAAACTTGTTTCTTGCTTGTGCCAATTCTTCCTTAAGAGATTCTAATGAACGTTCCATATCAGCAATATTTTCTTCGTAATTTTTAATTTTATGTAAAACAGAAATTGGATGTTCTGGTTTATTTGCAAATTCAGCTTGGTTTTTACCTTCTTTTATTGCATCTTCGATCATTTCAGTTTTTCTTTGATTCCATAAATCATTTGCATTTTCTCTATTTTCAAGATAACTTTGAATTAATGAATTCAATTGATCATTTTGATATTCTACATTTTGGACTTTTAATGGATCTATTGTCAATGGAAAGAATTTACCAACATCTACTGTATAAATATCATAGTTATTATCAATTCTTAATAGACGTTTACATAAAGCCTTAGCACTTTCCAAAGAATCAGCTGTACCTCTCACCTTTAATCCCCATACATCGCATTTTTGTGGCATATGTGGTCCAACTATACTAACAAGTGCATATTTTTGATTAGTGATTTCTGGATCTTCGAATAAATAATCTATAACCTTTCCCTTGCCTTTTGACATTTATATTTAATTATAAAATATTATAATTTGTTTAACGCAAAACATTTATGAATTTACATTCATAAAAAAATCATCAAACAAAAAAATATACTAACATTAAAACAGAAAATAATGATAATTTTTTAGATGAATTATCCCCATATTACGTTAGGTTATATAATAAAATAACTTTTGTATATTTAAATATGTTTCGAAAAGTATCAAATGTTGACTTGATGAGTCGTTTGGTAAATTTAGAAAACAAAATTGATATTGTTAATACAAAAATAGATTCGCAATCGCAATTATTAGAAGGTTGTTGTGATTGTAAATCTAGAGAAGTTTTTGTTTATAAGGAGTTGAAAGATTACATAGAGGATAAATTTTCACAATTAACACTTGGTATAACGGATAAATTAAATAGTCATCAAGAAATTAATCATAGTGCACAATTAGATGCACAGAAGATATGTGAGGAAGTTTTTGAAAAATATAAAATAGATATAATGGATAATTTACAGGCTATAATTACTAATATTTCAATATCTAATATTCAAGCTGGTGATAATTCAGAATTTTGTACTACATTTATAATTGATAAAGTAAGAGATGAATTTTCAAATCATAAAAATGGTGTAGAAGCTAAATTAGTAGATTTGAATACGTATTTAAATAAATTAACAGAAGAATCAAGTAATAGGTTTTTGATTATTAATACGAAACTTGATTCTATATATTTTGAAAACGAAGTAATAAAACATCAATTAAAATTGGAAGATGATATACGAAATACAATAGAAGAAGTAGATAATCTTAATAATATCATTGCTCGTGCTATATCACAAATAGACAAGTTTACATTAAATTGAGACCTTGAATAATGGTAAAAAATCTTTTTATAAAAAACTAAATAAAAAGATTCAATATTAAAAATAAGTGAAGTTATGAATAGTAGTAATAATTTATTTAGTCATTTAATAGATGATACTGATATAGATGAAATACAACAATATGAAATACAACAATATACAAATGCAGATTATAAAAGAAGATTGCGTAGTTTAACACAAATGATACTTTTAGTTGACTCCTCTGTTATTTATGATGTTGATAATAATGGATATTTAGATGAAATATCCGGGGTTGATTTTAAAGTGTTAGGGGCATCTAATAAAATGTATGTTGTACAAGTATGGAGAGAATTATACCGTGTAAATTGTTCTTGTTCGTGTATGGATTATACAATGAGAAATCGTCATTGTAAACATATATATTGGATTGGTTCTAAAAAATTTGGTCATACCGATCCGGTATATTGGTCTATAAGTAATTATAAAAATATAATTGCTGATATTTGGATAAAAGAAGAATCTCTTAAGTATAACGTTGGAAGAAATGAAACTTGCCCAATATGTTTAGATTACATTGATTATGAAAATGATATGACGGTATGTTGTAAATACCAATGTAACAATGCTGTTCACTCTATATGTTGGTGTAGATTTTATAATGTATCTGGCAAAACAACTTGTGTTATGTGTAGAGAAGATACAATGCCTGTTATATCAGATTACTAAAATATTAATTATATCAGATTACTAAAATATTAATTATATCAGATTACTAAAATATTAATTTTCATTTTTCTTAATATGATTGATTAAAATCATAATGTCATTAAGTTCAGTTGTAATATCATCTATACAATTCATATTTTTTTCTGATTCTATATTTTGTTTTAATTTTTTCAAGACATTTTTAATATCATCGTCGAGTTCTACTGTATTTGTATTTTGATCACCTTTTGCATTTTCTTTAGTATTTTCCGTTTTTTGATGATCTGGGGTAGGTTTATTATTATTATTATTAAAAATCTTTTTAATATCTTCAATGTTGTAAATTCGTTTACCACCATTTGGTCGTAAACATCTAATCTTACCAGCTTCTGCCCATCTTCTTAAAGTACCAGAAGTAATGTCATATTGTTTTGTAATCTTGTTAGGGGAAATGTAATTTTCATTATCCATTGTTATAATACTTAATATAAACAAATAAAAAAAAATACATATTAGTACGCATATTTATCGTTTCACTATAAACATTTTACACATTGTTAGTATTTTGTATAAAATGTAGAAGTTATAGGGATTTTTGTTTTTAAATAGTAAACGCATAAAATATACAAAAGTTAAAATGTATTTATTGTTCATTTTATGCGAAATTTCCATAATTTTTTTTTCTCTGGAAATAGTATAACAATAAGTTATAAAATGGACCCTTCGCAATTAAAAGCAAGTTACGATCAAATGCAATTTTTATCCGACAAGATAACAAATCTTGATAAGGATTTATTCAACACACAAAATCAACAAAATGTTGAGGGATTAAAATCTCAACACCTACAAACACAAAATATTCTTGACACACAAGAACGCTCACAATATGCTAACGAGAGCAGAACAAATAAAGGTTTCCAATCTATTATAGAAAGTGTTTCAGATAAAGCTTCAAATTTAAAAGAAAGTATTTTAACTGGGGCTAAAGATAACCTGGCAGCTACTGAACGTATTGGTGGAGCATTAGATTCCACAGCATACAGAATCGCTGGACAAACTGACCAAAACATCTATCGTACTGCTCAAGATGTACGTAGTAGAATGTCTGAACAATTTACTACTATACAACAAGATATATATGCTAATGGATTAGAAGGTCAAAAAATGACAAATGAGCTTATAGGATATCTTAAAACTCAAGGTGATCAAAGTTGGTCAAACTTTGGAAATGTTACTAAAGATATTTACCAAGCAAAATCTGACACAATTTTGTCTAGTACAAATCAATATGCAATTCTTGCTAAACAAGCAGCTGATAACACAGCGGCTGTACAAATAGAAGGTCTTAAAAACAAGGCTGATCTTTCTAAGCAAATGGCATTCGAATATAGTAGTCTAAAGGACAAGATTTCTGATTCAGAATCTAGTATTAAGGAAGTACTTCGTTCTCAAGAGTCTGATCGTCTACGTGATGTTTTACGAGCAGCAGAACATAAGAGTTTGTACTTTGAATTAAAAAATAACCATCATCACCGCAGACACCATCATTAGGAATTAGGACGATCTATCAATGAAAAACAAAAAGACCAAAATAAAAATAAAAAGAACAAGACCCAAGATAAAGAACAGAATAAAATTCAGGCAATTACCACTCCAAATAATTCAAGTTTTCAATCCGACGTATTGTTAGATCGTCTAGAGTTAAACGAAGAAAAAGATGAAAGTAAAAGTAGTAATGATCAAATGGAAGACAACAATGCCACAACATTCGTGATAACACAAAAACCTATAAAAATTGTAGAAGAACCTATAGAAATTGTAGAAGAACCTATAAAAATTACACAACAACCCGTAAAAATTGTAGAAGAACCTATAGAAATTACACAACAACCCATAAAAATTGTAGAAGAACCTATAAAAATTACACAACAACCCGTGCAAATTGTAGAAGAACCTATAAAAATTACACAACAACCCATGCAAATTGTAGAAGAACCTATAAAAATTACACAACAACCAATACAAATCGTAGAAGAACCCGTGCAAATTGTAGAAGAACCTATAGAAATTGTAGAAGAACCTATAGAAATTGTAGAAGAACCTATAGAAATTGTAGAGGAACCTGTAGAAATTGTAGAAGAACCTGTAGAAATTGTAGAACAAAATACAATCAGTCAAGTTTTATATCAAAATTTAATTGAACCTCTTGAAAATGTTCAGAATGTATTGTCAAATATACCTGTAATAACTCAAAATGAATCAGTTAGTAAAATTCAAACAGTGGTGAACGATACAGTGAACGATGCAGTAAATGATGTAGTAAAAGATGCAGTGAACGATATAGTAAACAATGTATTGTATCAAATAGATGAAACAGATGAACTTAATATCCTTGATTTATATAAAGATGATACCAAAAGTATATCTGATAGTACAATAAGTATATCTGAAAGTGTTTCTAGTAAAATGAGTAAACTAAGTAAACTAAGTAAAAATCCATTTAATAAAATTATAAAAAAGTTAAAAAAGAAAAATTAAACATACCATATCTTTTATCTTTTATCTTCTAGTAAAAATTTATATATAATAAATATATAAATATATCAGTGAGAAAGAATGATAAAAGAATGATAAAAGGATGTGAATGTGTGAATGTACCGTTGTATATTTAAACACTTGGATAAAACACCCATTTTGTAGATTGGTCCTTGTCTGACATGAAAATAACGATTTTTTTAAAGATGTCATCTTGTTGACGTAATTTTTCTACACTTTTCAAAAGAGGAAAATATTTTGCAAATTCGTGCAATCCAAGTATTTGGAAAAATTTATGAAGTGTATAACTATAACTAAGAAAATTTTTCCTTCCCGTTGGTTTAAACTTTTCATATGGATCTTGAATCTGTTGAAACATTGTTTTTATCTTATCTTCTATTTCAGATGTTAACGTAAATGGTGGTCTACCATTAATTCTATTTATTATACCAATCACATTATCATAAAATTCATTCAAGTTTAATTTTTTCAGATATCTTTTTATTTTATCTTCAGTTAATGTATTCAAATCCTGAATACGTTCCTTATTAGCTTCTAATAATACCTTATCCAAAATTTCTTGTGGTATACTACGATTTTCTTTAGCTTGGAATCGTCTTAACCAATCATCTAAATGAGTCATTTTGTCGTATGTGAATTGAGGTCTATAATCAAAGTCTTGAAGTTCTTTGTATGATAAATCTGTAGCCTGTTCAACTGTTTGTAAACAAATACCACAATTTGGACAAACAAGAAAACTTTTATCAATTGTAAAATTTACATCGCATTTAGAACATTGAACTTGATTTCTATCAAACTCATGTTTATGATTATAATAATTTGGCTCAAATTTCGTAAGGTATTCCTCTACTAGTGTACTTTTTTTCAAATACAGTTCCTGTAATTCATCATTGTTTTGTTCAGACATTTCGTTTATAGATAATAGTGATAGTTCCCTTTCATCTAATGTCATATATTCAAGTACAATATACGATGAATCTAATAAATAATCTATTTGATCTTGACCAGATTCAACTCTTTGTCTATCTTTTTGTAATGCTTCAAGATCTATTTTATTTATTCTTATTGAATCAATTATTGGATTAATATTTTCTCTGTTTAATCGTTTTCTTAAAAATTCATCATTCTGACGTTTTAACGTATTTTCAAGTGTTTTTATTTTATTATCAAGAATGCGTAATCTTTCAATTTTGTTATTAAATTCTTTTAATTTAATTTCGTGTTTATGCATTATTGAATGTTGACTTTTTGACTTGTGTTTAGTATTTGCATTCCCAAATTTTTTAGAATACGTTGGTACACCCGGGATTTCCTTTTTCTTTCTCATATCACAATATCAATGATAAATATTTTTGTTTTTAAATGGACTAATATGCGTTTACGGCTATATAGTTTATTTATTTTAAATGCGTAATAATAATAAATGATTTGTAATAAATTTATAATTAACTTTTTGGTAAAATACTTATTTATAATGAGTGCTGCATCAGATGGATGGAGAATATGTTACATTGGTGGAAATCGCTTTGAATTTTATAATATGTTGGAAAATGATGTTATAAATAAAGACGAACCATTCTTAATTAAACATAATAACGAAAATTTACATAATATAGATTTTATAAACAATTTTCAAAAAAATAATTTTCAATAAAAAACTAAATTATATTTAATTTAAAGATAACTTAGTTTTATATAATAAACTTGTAAAATGTTTAAAATATCATCGATTTTAATATTTGCTTTAGTCTCAAGTGTAATTGCGTGTGATGAAAAAAATCATACTATATGCGATTTAAAGCGTAAATATACTACAACAACTGTACCAATTATTCCAACAAGTAGAATTAACAGAGACATTACTATAACTGATATTTGTACATCTACTGTTACTTCTACTGTAAAAAGTAGAAATTGTTACAGAACAAAATGGAATACTCATTACTCTACAATTACTGATACAGCTACAATTACTGATACAGCTACAATTACTGATACAGCTACAATTACTGATACAGCTACAATTACTGATACAGCTACAATTACTGATACAATTACAATTACTGATACAGCTACAATTACTGATACAGCTACAATTACTGATACAATTACTGAACAAATATTCTTTACAGTTACAGAAACTGCTGCTTGTACATCTGTAAGAAACCGTGATATTGTGATTCCTGAACCAACAGAAACTGCTCCTTGTCCAGAAGAAGTGACTCCTGTACCTGAAGAAACTCGTGATATTGTGATTCCTGAACCTACACCTGAAGAAACTCGTGATATTGTGATTCCTGAACCAACAGAAACTGCTCCTTGTCCAGAAGAAGTGACTCCTGCACCTGAAGAAACTCGTGATATTGTGATTCCTGAACCAACAGAAACTGCTCCTTGTCCAGAAGAAGTGACTCCTGCACCTGAAGAAACTCGTGATATTGTGATTCCTGAACCTACAGAAACTGCTCCTGCTCCTGTACCTGAAGGAACTCGTGATATAGTGATTCCTGAACCTACAGAGACAACACCTTGTCCAGAAGAAGCGACAACTACACCTGAAGTTGTAATCACTGAAGCGACAACTACAGTAATGGAAACATCTTATCCTACAGAAACTTTAATTATTCCTGATGAAACGTTATTTGATATTTTTAAACGTAGATTTATGTAATAATGTAATAATAAAATGTAATAATAAAATGTAATAATAAAATGTAATAATAAAATGTAATATAAAACGATTAAGTTTATTAATTAACATAATTTTAGTGTTAATTAGTAAATGTTTTGGAATATCTTGATATTTGAATTAGTATTTGCTAATATTTTAAAATATGAAACGGTATATGAACTTGCAAAAATGTCAAATAACGTATATTATAGTATTGAAAGTAATCATTGGTTAAATACAACATTAGATATAGTTGAAAATCGAACAATTGAAAACGATACTGTAAAAGCATATTTATTTACAAATAATGAAAAGGATAAGATTGTTATATCATTTAAGGGAACTAGTGTATATTGGACTAGTTTACATACACAAAATACATTAATTCCAGATCAAAATAGTGTTTTGCAAAATGAACATGAAACTTGTACACTTTCAACTTCTGGAAATGATAAATACAATGACAATTTATTTTTTTCGTGTTGTTTTTACAAACAAAGTAGTTTATTCAAAGTTTGTGATGGTTGTGAAGGATTAGAAAATTCAGAATGTTGTGGTAAATGTTACGGTAGTAGTGTAGAGTATGATAGAAATTATATTAATATGGTAAGAAAAATTATTGACAATACGAAAATTGATTATGATTTTGATAAAGTAGATGTATATTTTACTGGGCATTCTTTAGGTGGTATGTTAGCAAGTATTGCCTCTATAATATATGACAAACCAGCTGTTACATTTGAAACTCCTGGAGATATTCATTATATAAAAAGATCTGGGTTAAATGATAAAGGTTCTAATAAAATATATCATTTTGGACACAATGGAGATCCATTGTTTATAGGTACATGTGGATCGACTTGTTCTATGGTTGGATATAATATAAATACAAAATGTCATAGTGGATTTACATGTTTATATGATGCAAAGAAAAAATTAGGTTATACAGAATCAGTATTCAATCATAGGATTGAGTATATAATAAAAAATGTGATTCCACAATGGGAGAATGATTTTCCAGAATGTATAATAGATACGGAATGTACAGAATGTGAAAAATGGGATTTTAAATAAGTGTTGTATGTGCATTTAATTATTATTTATTTACAAGTTGACGAAAAATTTGAGGTAATTTAGATTTAAGAAATTTCTTATCTAAAGAATAAGTTTCAATACATTTTTCTCCTTTTGGTTTAGTATATCCAGGTTTGTTATAAAAGTTTTGTATTATTTTTTTAGATAATTTATGGGGTTTGTTTGAATATAATTTGCGGTATTGTTTTATTATCATTTTATAAACTGGTCTAGTTTTTTTGTAACGTTTATTATTTTTATATGTATTGTATAAATTTTTATAGTATTTCTTTTTAAAAACTATAAAATCACTAGTCGTAAACATCGATTTCATTATAGTTTTAATTGTGTCAGGTACGTCTTTGTTATTTTGTAATGATTTAAAAAGTGTGATAAAATCATACAAGTTCTTACCAGACTTTGTTATATATTTTAGTCTATCTGTATAATGCCATGTAACTGATATTTTATTAGGTATCCAAGAGAATCCAAAATCTGATAATAAAAATACCCATCCTAAATTTGGAACATGGTACTTTTTTTTATCTATTATATATGTCCAATATCCTCCTGGCTTTACATGATGTACTAATATGTTTCCTATATGTAAATCTGTATGTATCATATTAAAATACCGTTGTATTGCGAGTATTCCAACCATAATTTGAAACAATGCGTTTAACCAAACTTTCTGAGAATGATTACCCTTTATCCAATTTGTAAAATCGCCATGTGTAGCATATTCATTGTATAATCTTATAGTACTTCGTTCATAATTCCAATCATAGTTGATATTAAAATGAGGGCATATCTTTTGAAAAACAAGTTGATTTGTCAAGGTTAATGATATAACTTCTATTAAACTTGGTTTATCGAATGCATTTTTGCTATAAAACAATTTTTGCACACTAGAACTGTCAGCTCCAATCATTTGATTACTTATTCTTTTTTTATCTGCTATACGTTTTAAATATAATGCCTTTGTTATAAATACTCCCACACGTGATCTAATCTGCTTGTATTTATATCTTGTTTTATTTGTAAATGTAGTTTTATAAACTATTCCTTCTATACCTGATGATAAAATACGTTTTGAAAACAAAGACTGTGTTGTATTATATATACGCTTTCCAGATTTGTCTTTTAATAAAGATAAATGTTTGTAGAAATATAACCAATCTTTGAATCGTTTTAATCGTGCTTCTACCTTTTCCATTATTTATAATAAAGAATAAAAATAATAGAAATAAAAGATTTATTCTACGACATTTTGACTGACTACATATTTCAAGTGATAAAATAATATAAGAGCCAAAATTGATTGTGATCTATTTTGTGTTATACTGTAAGCCATACCAATACTCATAATTACAAATAGACTTTGCGATTGTACAAAATTTGTTTGTAAAATTGCCGTTTTTAAACCAGTATCTTGTGCGAAAATATGAATAATAGCATACGAACCTAATATGTTTAATAGTTGTTTAATAGTATCATTATAAGTAGGATCAACTCCCATATTTTTAAAGGAAAAACTACTATATCTAACATCATAATATACCATTAATAAGAAGGGTATTGTTAATATAAATTTTTTCAATTGTTGTTTGTTTGAATCCTGTGGGTCAAAGTATTGGTCAAGTAAATCATTCACATATTTGTAATTATAAATCATATATATCTGCAAACCTAATATAAACCATTGGAATGCGTAAAATGGAACGTACCCGTAATTTTCTATTAACTTTTGATCAGACATATAATTATATTATACTATAATATAATTTTTATTTATTTAATTATTACTTATTAATTCTAAAAAAACGTCTATATGTTTGTTCAAAGTTAATACGTAAACCATATGTAAAAACTTGACTTCTTTTTGATAATAAAAAATTATAAATATAGTCTAATTGTTTGATTTGACTTTGAGTTTTAGGAATTGAATCAATTGTAATATAATCGTGATCTAAAAGTACTTTTAATAGGCCTGCAACTATAATAGCACTTCTTTGTTTTCCAGCGTGACAATGAATTAGAATTCTTTGTTTTTGTAATGTGTATTTTTTAACTAAAAGTGGAATTATAATCTTAAAATATTTTTCCATTAATATAAAATCACGTTCTAGTAAACTATCATTTACTGGAATTCTATATGTTTCTATATTATCTAACTCGGATTGTGTATAAATTTGATTATACAATGGCATATTTGGAGTACAATTTAATATAAAATTTATATTATTATTTTTTAAAAAATCAATGTCTATAGCTGCTTTGTGATTTCCTAACCAAATTCCAGGTATGATTTCATCAACACTAGTTTTATCATATAAAAATGTTGAAGCTAAATCATAAATCATACTGTAAATGTAATAAAACATCTTAATTTATAATATATATAATAAAATAAAATTGAACTTTTTTATTTCTAAGATAAATGTAATGAGGGGTAAACTTTTAGTTGTAGAAAAGCAAAATACTGAGACAACAACCGCAACAGATATGACAACAACTGCAGCAACAGATATGACAACAACAACATATGATTCTGACGATGATGATTATTATTCAGAAACAGAAGATACATCTACTCAAACAGGTGATAAAAAATATATAACAGTACCACGTCCACAATATATAAAACCACCACGGGGTAGTATCCAAGATAATTTTACAAAGGAAGAAATACTACGACGTTTACAAAATTGTATTCCATTAAAAACTATGCAGGAAAAAAGCATACTTAATGATCTGCCTATATTTAAAACTTGGATAAGATATTATAATGTTGAAAAACGATTATTTAGAGTTGGTGGATTACTATTAAAATCAGGTTATCCAGAATATATAACTTTAATAAATCCTACACAAAATGTAACTTGGAGTGTTCAACTAAAAGACAGTATTATATATATACAAGATCCTAATAAACAAGATCCTAATAAACAAGAAATGACTAGACAAGAAAAACAACAAGAACGTAAAGAAAAAAAGAAAAAAGAAAATATGGTAAAAGAAAAATTGTATGAGATGTATCAAAATGGTAGACTTACTGTGAAAAAATAAATGTTTAGAAATTGAAAAAATGAATTTAATTTTTTATAAGTAATTTATAATGGGTTTTATAATTGGTTTTATAATGGGTTTTATAGTAAATTTATATTTAGTAATTTTTATAAAAAAACTTACTAATAAGAAATCAAGTGCTAATTGTATTACTTGTAAAAATCCAATAAAGTAAATCGTAATAAAAAAAATGATTTAAACTTTATTTATTATAATGTTTAAATGAATGCTAATCGAAGATTTTTAAAAGAAATTCGTCAATTATATGTACAACAATCTCAGCGTGAATTATTAGATAATGATTATTTAATCCATTATAATGAAACTGACATAAATCGTTTACACGCTATAATACGAGCACCTGTTGATAGTGTATATAGACATAAATTTGTAAGATTAGATTTTAAAATTCCTGATAATTATCCACATTCTCCACCAGAAGTAACTTTTGTGAATTATGACGGAGTTAGAATACATCCTAATATGTATGAAAATGGAAAATGTTGTGCTACAATCTTGAATACGTGGGGAGATAGTAAATTTGAAAAATGGACTTCTAGTATGGGTATTGAAACAATTTTAATAACATTTCATTCGTTTTTAGACAATAATCCTTACATGTATGAACCAGGAGGAAGAGATGATCCAAGTTATACTGTTTATGTGTTGTATCAAAGTTGGATTTCTTGTTTAATAAGATATCTACAAAATGAGCGTATTGAATTATTTAATAACTTTATACATAATTATATGTTAACAAACATTGATTGTATTTTCAGTGATTTGGCTTTATTGGAAGAATTCTATCCTAATGGATATTACGAAACAAGATGTTTTGAAGTAGAAAGATATTCAATTGATTATTCTAGATTAACAACAACATTACAAAATTATTATAATTACATAGACTTTTCTGAAAATCACACTGATGAAGATGTTAGTTTTGATGATTTTATAAATCGTGAATATACTTGTTGTATCTGTTATGATTGTGATCAAACACAATCTCACGAATTTATATTCAGTTTGCAAAATTGTAAACACGTTTTTCACAAACCTTGTATTAAACAACATATTGAAACAAATACTAATATATGTCCAATGTGTAGAACAGAATTGTCCGATGAAGATTTCTTATCGTTAACTACACAAGAACCACAACAAGAAGAATCACAACAAGAATCACAACAAGAAGAACTACAACAAGAACTACAACAAGAACTACAACAAGAAGAACCACAACAAGAATACGAAGATGAATGGATGATAAACCCGTTAACTAGAAGAAGAATTAAAATTGGTGGAAAAACTTGGTTGTATCTAAAAAATTTGGGGACAATTTAATAATATAATTTAATGTTTTTTTATAAATCCCAAAAGGATTTACCAATTTCTTCAATAAATATCTTATCAAAGTTTGGTATATTTTTGTAAGATATTATTTCTTCAAATATTTTTCTAAAATCTTGTTGGTAAAAAACTGCGTTTTTGAAATATACACTAATTAAATGACGTAAACGTAATTCTATAAACGTTTTATTTTCTATATAATTAGATATATTGTAGGTATTATGGGCGTTCAAAAATCTAACTGGTATAATTGCTAAGGATTCTATATATGATATGAACTGACGTATAGTTGTATCGATAGTTATTGCATCTTGTGATGTTATTGTTTTATTGATAGTTTGGAATACACTTTCTTGTCTGGGTATAAAGTATATATTTAATAGTCTAATCATTATAAAGTATAAACTCCACGCAAGACAATGACCAGATTCTGGACTTATTAAAGATTGTATAGTTTGTGCACCTATAGGACATGTACTTGAGATATTTATAAATGTATATCCTGTTAATTCAAATGTTTCAGTTAGAAAATTTTGTATTATTGATTCGATATGTAATATGTTTGAATAAGCGTGTCCTAGTATAATACCATGTGGTTCAAAGAATTCGACAGTGTTATGTAATTTATCAATAATAATCAAGTTAGAATGTGCTGCATATAAATCGGATCCTGTTTTTTCTAATGTCTGAGCGTAATCAGATTCTATATTTAGAAAATCAATACGTACTGGAAGTATTATAATTGGGAAAGTGTTTGAATGTAAACAATTCATTATTTGTGTAACTGTATCTACTGATATTGATATTTTAAATGTTGTCAAATTGATTCTTAAAAAATAGTCTTCTATTTTATTAAAAAACATATGACACACACGATCAGAAGATGTGGAAAATAAATTAAAATTAAACAAAATATTATCTAAACATTCAGAAAAACTTGTATCGTCTAATGAAATTCTATTTGATAGTGGTAAATTTGACAAATCTGGTAATATAATCGTATTTATATCAGCAGGTGAAATAGACGAATAGGGATCATATGGATTAACATATTTTATATCGGTAGATGTATTATAATTATCATTTATAAACATTTCGTTTATCTGATTATCTTCTATATACGACATTAATATAACTAAATAAAAAAGATTCAATAAAAATTGAAAAGATTCAATAAAAATTGAAATTATTTTAATATTTATTTAAAATAAAATGATCAAGTTTATCAAGCATAGTAATTTGAAAGAATTGGAAAATATTGTTTCCAAAATTGATGATAAAACGTATGTCAAAATTAAAAAATATATAAACAAAATTGAAAAAAGAGATATTGAAGAATATAAATATGGTAGTAGTTGGATTGATAGATTGTTTATGCGTCGTGATATTTCTAAAATCAATAGTCTTTTAAAACCTTTTTCTATTGTTGTAGTTTGAAGATTAATAAATAATATTCTATTAATCGTCAGGTATTATATTAGTTTTATAGTTAAAACTTTGTTATTGTTTCTTGATTGTAACCACCTCTAGAATCTTTGTTTTTTTGCTCATCCGATCGGATGAGCAAAGTCTGATCATCCGTTCGGAATAAACGTTTACCGTTTGCTTTGTTAGAAAAACACTATTGTGGTCTTCCACCCAAATTTTTTATATTACTCGTCGTCTGATTTGTAACCAACTATTTCACCTTGTCTTGAAACGATAACCTTGAGTTTGCGCGTTTTTGCAAATTTACGTTTCAATTTATCCATTTCTTCCTTGTCTTTGTCTCCTTCCTCCTCGTAATTCTGGTTATAATTAGCAGAATGATATTTCCAAAATTTAGAATGACCTGCTTGAAAATTACTATGTGGTTCTGCTTTATACCAGAATACCTGTTCTCTTAGGTCAGTACTGTTTCCAGACGTTTTTATGACCAGACATTCGTGGTTTTGTGTACAAGCATCTAGAATGTTGCAGAAATGATCAAAAGACGGTATCATCCCAGCGTAGTCGTCATATATTTTCTTTCTATTTTTAACACTAGGTTCGTTGAATATAAATACATAATCAATATTACTTCTTAATTCTGGAGTAATACCTAAAGGATATTGCATAGTTAATATAAAAAGAAAATTATAATGTCTACCATTGAAGAAAATGCTTTTAATTGTTTTTTCCTTTTTCCAGTTTTGTGCATCGTGTAACATATCGTCTAACACTATAAATAAATTATTACTTGGATGTTTTCCTGTATCAGATAAACCCTTTGCTTTTGATTCACGAATTCTTTTCTTTTGACGTGTCATAATACTATCTACTAATTCTGGATCATATTCTGAGTGAATAAAACAATCAGGTATAAAATCACTAAAAAATGGAGAAGCTTCTTCTGTTCCAGAAAATACAATTCCTGACGGTATATCCTTATGATGAAAGAAGATATCTCTAACAAGCCAACTATTATGCGTGACAATAAAATTTCCTAATACATAACGATTATTTCCATCTAATTCGATACCAAAATATTTATCTTGTGGTAACTCAGTTACCTTTATTTGACTAACTAATGCATTAACTCGTTTTTTTCTTGGTTGTGCCTGTTTTCTCTTAATTAAAGTAGGTATTTCATGTATACCTTCTCCATTAATATTTATTCTAAATGCTTTCCCAAATTTTTTAACGCCTTTATGTGTCCACGATGTTTGTTTAACGTGTTTATAAGTAGTAAATCCTAAACTTCTACATAAATAAATAATATCGTCAAGTAATTTCTCATGTTTTTCACATTGTGTTATTTCAAAATCATTTCTATTACCTAAATGACCATCTGCATCTATAAATCCAGCTAATAAACGTAATCTAGCCTCTCTAGTGTTACATTTATAGATATGAGGAATATGTTTGTTATTCAACATACCAAATTCTCGTAACGTTTTCAAAAATATATTATCTTTTTGTCTATAACCACTTGAAACTTTGTAAGTATATCTTTTAGAATCAGTCATATCTAAAAATAAATTGTATTGCTTTAAATTATTTGCAAAATAATGTATCACAGTTGAATCTTGTGTAGTAATAACACTACTTGAACTAGTTCCATCTCCTAACCAATAACCAATCATATAAGGATCGATTGGTAAAGATGTTGTTTGTTCTGGAAATGTTAATGCCGACGCTTGATATCCCAATAAATTTTCTTGGTATTTTTTAGTAAGTTGAAGATACTCTTTTACAGGAATATCTACATATAAATCATCTACTATATTATCATAATAACGTTTTGCTTCCGCAAAAGCCAACTCTTTATCTCTATTTCGATAAGAAAAATCTTTATGTATTAATTTAATTTTATTTTTATCAAAAAATCTTACTTGAAAAGACATTTTGTCAAGTCTCTCAAGTATAATTTTTTTACCAGACCATTTTAAACTTAAAATATGATGACTATTTACTGTATAACTTTCCCCCCGTTTATTTTCTACTTTATACAT